TTTTTCTATATTTTTATAGCTGTATTATGTCCCAAGGAATAACTGTAATATCACATTTTGCATATGTCGGATTCCCTGCTTCATAAGCCGGAATTGTTTTCTTAATTATTTCACAATCCGGATAAAGCACTCTATCAAATTCCACTCCATGAGCATCTGTTCTGATTACTGTAAGGTCATGAACCTCATTATTATCAAAAAAGTTATTACAGAATTTTAATGCATCTGAATCTCTCTTCAGAGCATAACCTATATTGAGTGGTGGTAATTTTACCATATCAGATTGAACCTGTCTGATTCTTCTGAATGAAGGTACATCTACAGTCATCTTTTCAAGTGATACTTCAGCAACTGATACCAGACCTTCGATTTCAATTCCATCCCATAACACCTTCTTTTTTTCGACCATTTCATGTTTTTGCATGATTATTTATCTCCTTGTTACCGATTATCTGAGCATAAAACCAACACCAATTCTTATAGAACCTGCAGGTGTCGGATAAGTAAACCAACTATCAAGATTTCTCTCACCATCATTAATATTGATCTGTGGATTGTTGAGAATATCTGCTTGAATTTGAAAATGGTCGGCAGGTTTAGTTGCTGAACCATCTTCATTTTCCCATTGTCCAAATGTTTCACCCTCTGGTGATGTGCCATTAGAACCCTGATTCCACAATGTGTAATAAAACTTGTATATTGCCATTGCACTGTTTCTAATACGTTCTAATGAATTTGGTTCATTTTCAGTATCAAGAAGTGAATCCCTCTGAGAAACCTGCATATATGATTTCATGAGTATTCCATTTGCAAATTTGAATTCCTGTGTAACCGAAGGAGTAAAGAAATTTCGAATGAAATATCCAGAACCTTCAATATATTGGAGTACATTCACTCCTGCACTTGCAAGATTTGTTCTGTCAACATCATCAAGAAATGTATCACCAACAATTGCTCTGATATTCTTGAGTGGAACAGCCATTACTGCAGGAATCCAATGAATTCCAAGTGTTACAATTGACCTTACCCATGTACCCATCACATGTCCAATATTTGGAATCTGACGATTTGGGGCAAGGATACTGTTATTATAAGGGTCTGCAATCTCAATCCAGTTTGCTACAATAACCCCACTTACTTCATCACTTCTCTGATAGATATGTCCAATATCAAGAAGTTGGGCTTTATTTTGACTCTGTGGAATGTTGTATATCCATTTTGGAGCATCCCATCTTGCTTTACAATATGCTTCCCCTGCTGTATTAACAGTATCAAGTACTGTTTCAGCATTTCCAAGCATCCTGACTGGAAGATTATTGAATGCAACAAGGTCTGGTGTCCAATGTGATGCTGTCGATGCAACTGTACCATCTACACCACTTGTTAAATATGTTACTGTTGGAAAATCAAGTGGGAATCTATCAAAATAAGTTGTTGCACTCGATAGATCAGTAACTTTTACATTTTCACTTGCCTTAAAAACATTCTGTACATAAAATTCTGATACTTCAGAAGACATTGTACACCATCTTTTACCAAGATCAGGTTCTACTTCAGAAACGATACCACTTAAATCTTTTCTCCAGAGTCTGATTTTAAATCCCATAACCTGAACAACTACATCAAGTGCTACTACTGCACCAAGTGTTGTATCAAATGTAACTTTCTTTATTGATTCATCAATTCCTGTAACTTTTCTATAAATTGGTGTACCATTACCAATCTTTACTATATCACCGATTCGAATACCTACTATAGCATCAAGTGTTAAAAAATTGTCACCACTTGCACCTGCTACTGCTACCGCTGTATCAAATCTACTACCTGTTTCAATAGTATAACCTGTTCGATTCCCTGATACTCCGAAGGCTAATTCACCCTGATAAGCATCCTCTATTTTCAATGTCTGATTTGGTGTTGCTACTTTTCTTTCTGTAATTGAAGAAAATGCCGTCACTCCATCAAATGCTGAACCAGTATATCCAACATGAGATTTCACATAAAGTGTTCCCTCTGTTCCATCCAGATTTGCAAAAAAGGATTCAGCAACATCGTATCCATATGTTGCAGGGCTAAATCTTTTTCCAAAAATCTTTTGTAATTCTTCCATGTTTGCACAAGAGAAAGCTTTTTTATATTTTCTCTCAAAATGCCCAATTACACCTGCTACTGCAAAATTAGCACCTTTTACTATTTTTGCCTTCTTAGTTGGTAAATTTTGACCTCTTACACCTAATGTTCTCATGTTACACTCCGTTAGTTAAGTATTTCTATTGAAAATAGAGACTGAATCTCTTTTGTGAAATCTTTATGTTCCAGTATCAGACCACCGAATACCTTTGTTTCATAAGGCTGAAATGAAAAATATTCACGACCTATTTTTAATTCATAGGAACGATTCTGATTAAATGTAAGTTTTACATCCTTTGTTAATTCTTCAGTTGTGTTCTCTATGATTATATCATCTGTATTTCTTGCCATTTCTATACTCCTTCGATTGTTATTCTATTATTTATTGTTGTTGCTGTTGGTAAAATTTTTGGTTCTGATGTAAATTCATGAATCAAAACCAATGCTCTATATTGTACTTGAGGTTCTATTTCAACAGGTATAGTTGGGTCAAACTGTTGAGCACTACCATCTTGTTCTATATAAATTTTGAATCCATTCACCCAAATGTGATTTCTCTTCAACATATATTTCACAACTGTGGACATCATTTGAAGGATTTCATCATGTCGGGCATGGCATGTTATCAAAATTGTATATTTGTAACAATCCCCATTATTTTGAATTTTAAATTGATTCTCCTCATATGCTGTAACAACTGATTGAATATCTGAATCAATTGAATTCAATTCAGGGTCTGCACCCCATAAAGTGACCGAAGGAAATGATGCTTCACGTTGAGAAGTACCCACTACTATTGGAATGTACAATCTCATTTCTGCATCAACATGGGTAAATTTCATCTTTTTGCCATCATATAGGTCAAGAAATGAAACATATTCAGCATTTATTTCATCTATTTGATGAATTTCTGTTCCTGCTATACTTGATATGATAATAGTGGCATATCTCTCAAGATAAATATCATTCGGCAGAACCATTGTAAGATCATCTACCTGTGCTGTGATCAACCCAAGAAACATATATTTATTTGCAAATGCTAAATTCAATTCTTTTTTTATTCCGGCGTAGATATCAACTGGAAAAAGTGATTGATATATTCCAACATTTGATATTACAAGATAATCATCATTTTCTGTTGTCATAATGATTTCAACTGATGAAATTTCTGCAATTCCTGTTATATTGGTTTGCATCTGGTCAAAATCAGGAAGTGTTGGAATGTAAAATATTAAGTTATCATCATTATTTATCTTGAGTTTATAATTAAAATCTGTCTTCACTCGATATGAGTAGTTACCTTTCCAGAGTGAGTATAAAGATAAGATCATGGAGCATTTTTCACTATAACATATAATTGGTGTGCTGAATGTTAAAGTAATACTGCTGTCTTTTGCAAGAAAGTGGAATAAGGATGCTTGAGCAGAATTATTTGATATGTATTCAGGTTCGGTTACTGCACGTACATATTCAACATTGTTATATGTTAAACCATTCTGATTTTCAAATGTGTGAAGTATCTTATACATTCGCATTCTCGTACTTTTTAATCAATTTTCTTACATATGAGTCATTTGCATCATTTATTAATTTAGCCATAGCCTTCTGTACTTCGGCTGATGTCTCTCTTGAATCTTTCATTCTTTTTTCCACCACTCGATTATATGCATTCAAAAATGCAGGTCGTGGAGGAATTGTGATAGTTGTCTTCGTCGGGCTTAAGTGTATCCCAATCGAATGTAGATAACCTCTCATTTTTTCAGTTACCTTGATTATTGCTCCATATTCATGAATCTGAAGAAGTACATCAAGTGGTAAATCTGATGTATGGTGTTTCTTCTTTGATGGTACAACTTTATAACAATTCTTTAACTTTTTGACTTGCAACATGTTAACATATGATCTATCTTTTTCATCATCCCCATGAGCATAAAGTGGGGCTTCAGGTCGTGGAAGATTGTTGTCTGTTTTATACTGTATTGTTGCAGGGGCTAATGGTTCAAGGTCTAAAGTATTGTTTTTGATACCATTATGAAATTCCTTGACCAGACCATCAGCATCTTTTTTAAGCAATGCCATACAAATCTCTCCCTGTATTTTGGGAAGATTCGCTATTCTCTTTTTCTTAGCTTCATATTTATTAGAGAATTTCATTGCCATTGACTTATTTCCTCTTAAGGCTAAAATTCAGGTAAGCATTTACACCATTTCGTCGGATTTTAATTGATTTTTCTTTTATAATATATCTTCGATTGTTTATCATCACTATTGTTTTGGGTATGTTGATATCTTCAATTGTAAGACCTAAATAATCCCAATTAAGTTGTGCTGTCGATATTGCTACTTCACATTCTTCAGTCAATCCCATTTTTTTTAATTGTTGTGTTGTTGGATTATATGTAATAGGATGTGCCATCATTGCGTGTGGGGCTTTTGACTTTACTCCATGTGATACAATAGCTCCTAATTCATCACGTGTAACTTCAGGTTCACCCATCAAATAAAATAAAACAGGTTCACCCATTTCATCTATCACATCTTTTACATCCTGCTTTACACAGGTCATTTCATGAAGGGTTAATGCTGTCATATTGACACAACTCCGGAATTTAAGTATTTGTTCAGTAAGATCATCACCATTCCATCCCATTCACCCTTCAAATCAGTCCATTTCCCTTTTGCACCGAAATTTTTGCTATATCCATCTACTGATAATGACCCACCACCAGTTTTTGAACCAATGTGAGTCAAACAATATTTGCATGTCATAAGCACTATTGCAGATTTCAGGTCTTGTGGCATAGAACCTTCGGTAAATCCAACTGTATATGATACCTTTATGTTGTTTTTCCCACGTGGGAAGATTGAATAAAATAAACTGTTGATATTCGACCTGATTTTCACTATACCCGTTGCTTTCTCTATTTCAAGATTTGATACTGGTACAGTTCCATTAATCATTTCGTTGTAGTCAACTATTATAATTGATTCAATTGATTTGATAGGTTTTCTGTTAAGAATAAGCACCGCATGTCCACTACCTGAGTAGTATTCAGTAATTTGTGTTTCTTTCTCAGCAGAAAAGCCTGTCATATTTTCAATTATTGGAAGGATTATAGTATTTGCAATGTTGTCTATAAAAGTTGAAGATAAAACATTACCATCAATATTATAACCTTCATACATTTTATAGACATCATTTGCAATACTTATCATTCTTTATTACCTGTTCCTTACTGTGCTAAATCGATGAATCCGAAGGATTTTAATACTTCAGCAAATTCCGCATCCTCAGTCTTGAATACTCCCTGCTCAAGTTCAATTTCTACTTCATTATCAGGTTTCTCTGCTGTCGGCATGGGAATCTTCATTGTCACATCTTCCTTACCAAAATAATCAGGGTGTGCAAGACTATAAACCACGTCTTTCTGAGTATTTTTATCATCTTCTTTGATTATAGCATCAACATCAATTACATGTTGATATTCTGAAACATCTTCAAATCCTGCTTTTATAAGAGCATCTGACCAACATTCTACATCATCTGCATCCCAATCAGCCGGAAATTCAAATATTCCATCTATTAATTCTACCTGTTCAGTATCACCATCTACCATAATTCCTGCATTGCAAATTCCTTCAGGGGCATGTGATAATTTGAACCTTTTTACAAGAACCTGCATTTCTGCAGGCATACTTGTTTGTTCTATTTGTTCTTCAGGATTTGTTATTATTGTTTCATCCTGTTCTGTCTGATCACCTGATAATTTTATCATCAGTTTCTCCTTTCCTTTAACTTTTTAAGCTATCCTGATATTTCTCTGCCATACTGAAGTAGCTTCAAATGAAGGACATAGTGCTCCATATGTCTTGATCAAGAATGGTAGAAAATCGTCAGTCTTTGCAAGAGGTTCAATAGTTACAAGCCCATTGAATTTTGACCCACCTGAATTTGTATAAGGGAATTTTCCAAGTCCCTGAAAATCATCCAAATCCCATAATCCAACAGTTTCAGGAGCAACACCACCTGTTGCAACAAGAGGATTATCTGTTTGCATGTGAGTAGGTACTGATGCTTCAGCAGTAACTGAAAGTATATCTGTTGTTGTTACATTACCGGTTGGTGTTCCTGTTCCATCATATGTGAATGCAGGTATCACTTTCTTGAGTACCATATTTGCTTCAGAAGTTCCCATGTAAATCTTGTAGTATACCGCACCAACAAATGCTGTCCAAGAAAGTGTTACCTTATTTGTTGCACCTGCACCAGTAGTTATCTGAGCATCAACACTTGCAAGTTCTTCACCATTATAAGTAATAGGGGCAACTTTTGCATGATAAACTGTTGCTGTAGGAAGTGATCCACCAGTTGTTGAAGTTCCCATCGTTACAGTAGTCATTTGTTGCTTCGGTCGCATTGCAGAAGATGCTATAATCGGAACATCACGATAAGCCATCATTCTCCAACCACCTGGTATTTCCACTTGTGTTAATCCCTGACCCACGATACCTTGTGATATCCTTACATTTGTTAAGAGTCTTGATACGAAGGATAACATTTTAGGGGACATCAAAAATGCTTTTCTGTGAGGTGAACCCTGCTTTTCTGAGTTGATATCTATCATATCATCAAGAAATGAAAGATTTGATGGTACAGTACCACCAACAGTTCCGGTAATTCGATTTGTTGCAATGAGTCTTTCAATTCCTGCAAATCCATATGAGTCTGCAAGTTCGTTGCCATACAATATTTCAGTTGCAAGATCAAATGCATGTGATTGCAGATGATTTTCCATTTCAGCAGCAGCAGAATCTATGAAATCTTGTGATGCATCTTGTTGGAAGTTGGTTACAGCACCTTTTCTTCTCATTATTTTGAGAGGAATACTGTCTCTCGCATAAGTGGAGTTTTTAACAGGTGTTACCGCATTCTCACCCATTCTTGAACCTGCAGAGGGAAGTGCTGTCACTCTGTTGAATTCATGAAATTTTTGTGCACCATAGACCGGATTGATCATCGCAAGTTCAGGTGATAGTCTCACTATTGTATTAGTGATAACTTTCTCCAAGTGCTGTGGTATCAGAGCTTCTCCAACTCCGGTACTTGAATCAAGTGCTTTGGCTATATTGCTCTTATTTGCACTTGCATATTTGTTGTATTGTCTTACTAAATTTGGTGTAGTCACTTTATTGTACCTTCCTTATTTTCAATAGTTTTGGGTATTACTGGTTGAAGAGCATTCCCATTACACCTGATAGAGATTTTTGAACCGAAGCAGGTTGCTGTGTCCTTGCACTCACAAGATTGGATACTTGATTATGAAGGTCTTTGAGTACTGCCTGATTACCTGACCTAATAGGTCTGTTAACAATTGGCTGACTCTTCACTACAGGCTGACCCTTGATCTTATCAGCAATTCCCATACCCTCAAGTATATTGGATACTGCCATAGTGTTTTGTTTGCTTTCATCAGCAATAGATTTAACGACATTAGCAAGCATTGTTACTGCCTTTGCCACATCATTATTCTGATTCATTGCTCTTTTTTCTGCAAGTCTTTTCTCAACTCTTTGCTTGATAGCTTCCTTTCTGACTTCATCAGCGGATTTGCCTTTAGATTTGGCAACAGTTCTTCCTTTGGAAGACATTGCTGTCAGCATCTTCGCAACTTGAGATAAATTTTGCTCTGTTATATCATCCTGATCATCGTAAATTCTGGTGTCAGCATCGTCAGAACCAGTTGTCCCATCTGCACTTGCTGACCCTTTACCGACGAATTTGGCAAGAGTTTTCATAGCTTTATTGATTTCATCATCAGAAGGCATTTCATCCTTCTTTTTTCCTTCCGGTGGTGTAAATCCTTCGTCACCATCAGGTTCATCTGCACTCATTTGAACAGGTTCAGTATCGATGTCACCAGTATTTTGTGCACCATTATCTGCCTGCTCCAGTTCATCAATTAAACTCCTAATGTCCTGTATCATCATTTTTTCTTCGGGTGTAAGCATTTCATAACTCCTTAGTTGAATTTTTTACTTAATGATTTCTCAAGTATATTAACTTTATCAGCTATGGATTTCAGTATCTTATCCTTATCCACTGTCCTCTGCAAGCCGACCTTCTTTGTACCGTTAACTATAGGTAAACTGTCACTACACTTGTTTATCATATTAATTAAATGAGTGGAATAAATATTGACGGCTTTATTCACTAATTGGGTCTTACTATCTTTGGTATAAGGAGTTAAAAGGATTCTATCGATTGATTTATATAACATATCATCTAATTCATATCTGTCGATTCTTATGTTCGTGGGTTCGAAGGTACTGAATAGTTGAGTTACTTCATCTGTTATCTTCTCCGCCATCCAAGGAGAAGGTTCTTCCA